TGGTACCCGCACGGCCCCTGCAATCTAATACAAGGGGTCGCTGTCTCTTGGGGTTGAAGGAATCGAACCGAGACAAAACTGTCGTGTGTAGACAGAAAACTCACCAGAGTTTATCAATTCTCGTCGCTAGACTTATGGTGTTGAATAGTACCACCCGTTTCCTAAAACGGGAAATGCGCGGCACGCTACTTGTTAGTGCGTGCGGCGCGGCGGCGGTCGCGCCTTGTGCGGACGCGAGCGGCAACTTTGCCGGGGATAGAAGCAAGAAGCCCCGGGAGGCGGGCGAGCCCCTGGGTAGCTAGTCCAGTGGCTTGATTGCCCAGCTCTTTAATCACAGAGGTGGTGGCCTCCGATTTAAGAACGGAGGAGAGCATATTGGCCGCGAAAGCAGAAACGGCGGCGGCGAAATTGTCGGTGGCGCCGTAGACACCAGTAAGACGGGTTGCGAGGTCGTCCGCAAGGCAGAGGACTTCGTCGTTCTTAAGTAAGCCGCTATGGGCGAACTGACCGAAGGGGGTGTTAACATTAGTGACACCTTCCCAGCCCTGGTACGTCTTAGTGACAATAGAACAGGACTTAGAGAGTGAGCGAAAATGGCACACTGCAGTGGACATATTGACGTCAAACGAGTCACGAATGCCGCTGTAACCGGGTGAGTCGAGGCTACGGTCGAAGCCGGGATTCGTGAAACTCACAGAGCCGAAAGAGGAGGCAGGGGTGAGCTGGAACACGGGGTTCCGCATCTTGCTGTGAACAAGGTAGGAACCCAAGGTGTCCTTCACGAGCGTCTGCTCGATCTTTGGGTTGTTCGGTGCGGTCTGACCGAAGGTGAACGGTGGCAACGGCACCTCGCTGCGGTTGGATGCGGCGGCAACTTCGGCGTCCAAATTCCGGAAGTTGATAACGTTGCCAGTAGAAGTGCTCGGGGCGACAATCGTAAGGGTGACGTCAGGGGCAGTGATTGTAATAGTGGCGCTAGAGCCGGCAGCGCCGCTGGTTTGACCGAATGTAATAACATCACCGGCGTTGGCGAACAAGGCCCACGCGTTTGTGGTGGTGTTAAAGTACTGCATAGTGTAACCCTGAGGGACCTCGTAAGAGACGACACCACCGGGGGGATTGGTGCCTCCGTGCCGCCACTGAAACTGTGAAGAGGTGTCAGGAATCCAAGCGGGCGAGCCTGCCGGCGCACTCCCGCCAGCCGGCATACCGGCCCACGTGAGCGTGACAGCAGCCGTATTGCCGGGCTTGGTGACGTCGAAAGGGTGGAGGAACCCGGAACCCTCGACGCCATTCTGTGCGGTGACGACAGGGGTGAGCGCGTAATGACCACCGATCCAGAAACCTTGGTCTACGAGTGTCGGCATGTTGGCCTCACAAGTGATCGACTTGTAAGTAAGTCGGTAGTCGGAGACAGTGCGCAGCAAACCCTCGGTAGGATCGGGAAGATCGTACGTGGGATGCAAAACGCGGATGCGGACAAACCAAGAGGGGTCGTCAGAGAACGCAAACCACTGTTCACTATCAACAACGTCGCGCCAGCTAGCGAGGTTGTTGAGCCAGGTGATAAGTTCGTTGGTGACGTCGAGGGAGATTTCCTTGTTCTCAACGTTCGCAATGGCAAAATAAGCCGTGCGAAACATAGGGTAGGAAAGAATGGAGAGACTCCACTGAGACCCGTCCAAAGGAATTGACGCGTCGGTGATAGTGGGGCACTCCTCATTGTAGATCTCTCTTATCTCCGCGTCGACAGAGAATTTAACGAGACCGTCAGGGATCTTTGAGTATTCGCCGAAAGCGCGCGCGGACTCGGTGGCGCCAGCGGGGTCGAGGTACTTGAAGTACCATCCGATCGAATCCTGGTCGAGGTTAAGTTTACCACGCGCCCAGTTACGGAACTCGGGCATGGTGGAGACATTGGTGGGGAAGGTGATAACGTTGGCGTCGAGTGACTGCGCGATTTCCTGGGCAGCGGCGGTGACGTTGTCGACGTTGTCAGTTCGCGAGCGGGCTCTACGACGGCGAGCCTGGCGCTGTTTAGGTGTGACGTTGACGGTGTTGGCTGCAATCCGCACATTGCGAGATCGTCTTTTGCCGGTGGCTGTGTTACTGTCCATTCTAAAAGTTCCCAACCTTCTTGCTCGGGGGGAATAATAGCAACGGAATAGCCTGGGGGTAAGTGAAACAGATGCGCGGGCAACGGATCTGTCATGAGCCGTCTATGAAGGCGAGTTTAGGTCTCGCTAAGACGGTGTGTGAACCGTATGTGAAAAAGCGGTGGAGCCCGAGACTGTGTCAACGGAGTCGGTTTCTGACCGAGAGTTGAAACACAACGGGATGCAGCGCTTAGACGTCCCAAAGTGGTCCGAATGTGTCTTTGCAAACACGCAATAGCCTGCGACTGCTAAAATCGGGTGGTCACGGAATGGGGTGTGTAAGGCGCACGAGATGCGCCTGGTTTCTTTACTTTGTTTTGTCGTCGCAGATGTT